GCATCCAAGTATTGATTTGCGTCTTGTAACCCATTCTTAAAATCTGTATAATCTACCATATCAGCCCCCGGCTCTTACATCACCACTTGCACTAGTTGCTCTTGGATTACAATGCGGTGGGCCCAACGGAGGACACAGAGCATCTGCAGACGCAGGATCATTTAAAATTATAATTGGTTTGCCGCCTGCACGTGTTCTTCCAGATGTTTCAGTTGCACGAAGGGCGCCCCCACCATGTGTGTTAGGGTCGCCCTCTGTTGAGATAAATCTACCGTTTACTCTTACATTGTTAACTGTTGCACGTGTTTTTGCGCCACATGCTCTACTATCATTGTTTCTGTGTACGAAGTTTGCCATACACGTATTTATAGTATAAGATTGTTCTCCGGCAATGCAGTTGCTAATCCAGTTGTACTTTGCATATAGCCATCAGCAATACCTTTATGTGGTTTGCTTACTGCAACAACTTGAGATTTTGCAATAACAACTGGATCACTAGTATGTGCATCAATACTCATTAACCAAGGAATAAGCATTGCTTTACCATCACGTGGATTAATCGTTAGTACAGTTGGCTTTACTACCTTGAGTTCGCTTCCTGTGTCCACATCAAAACGTGCTACCAATTCTTCTCCTGTACTGAGTTTAATTGTAACAACGTCACTTTTTTTAAAGTTTGAAATTACTAACATTTAATGTTATTTCTCCTATAAGTTCACGAACAGTATCAGGTTGCAATCGTGTTAGTGCCATACCACCACCCTCGATTAATAGTTTGCCGTTATGATAAATCTGTGGCATTGTCCGGTGCCCTTCTGCTAAAAGAAATTCTCTTGCTTCTGGGTTTTCTGTAATATCAATTACTTCAAAACTAAACTCGTGCTTTTCGAGATACTGTTTAGCCATTGTACAATAAGGACAATTGGGTTTACTGTATAGTGTAATCATAAACTAAATCCTTTAAATGTGTCTTCAGTTACATCCTGTTTAGTTCCACCGTTGATATATGATGTTATTTCTGTTTCTTGCGGCGCCACTTGTACTTCTGCACCTGCAATCCATTTTTGTGTCCATGGAAGTGGATTATTTGTTTGGTTATATATCTTTGGAAGACCTGCATTTTGCATACGCTTCATTGCAATATGTTCAATATAATCGCACAGTAGTTCACAATTTAGTCCAAGCATAGATCCATCTTTGAACAAATATCTAGCCCACATCTTTTCTTGATCTACTGCATCGGTGAACATTTTGATGCATTCTTCTTCTGTTTCTTTCGCAATTTCTGCAAAAACAGGGTCATCTTTTTTAAGGGTTTTAAGAAGTAGTTGTGTACTGCCAAGATGCAGGTTCTCATCACGAGCAATAAATTTAATAATCTTAGCATTGCCCTCCATCTTTTTAAGTCCAGCAAATGCCCAACTACATGCAAATGAAACATAAAAACGTACACCTTCCAAAATGTTAACACTCATAATAGCAAGCCACAGTTTCTTTTTAAGATCACGCAAGTCAACTACCACTTTTTTACCATTAACTGTGTGCGTTCCTTCTCCTAAAAGATTATAGTACATTGCACCTTCAATTAGCTCGTCATAATAACGGCTAATATCTCCTGCACATTCTACAATTTCTGGAATGTCCATGAGCTCATCAAAAATTTTACTTGGATCACTATACACATTACGAATAATATGTGTATAACTGCGGCTGTGAATAGTTTCACTAAATGTCCAAGTAATAATCCAATTTTCTAATTCTGGCAAGCTAACAATACCACCAAATGCTTCAACTGGGGCTCGGCCTTGAACACTGTCAAGTAGGATTTGGCGCTTTAAATTTGATGTAAAAATGTGTTGCTCGTGTGGTGTTAAATTTTTAAAATCTTTTCCATCACGATATGTGTCTACTTCTTCCGGACGCCAGAAAAATCCCAATTGCTTATCAGTAAACTTATCAAAACTAGGATACTTCATTGTATCATAGCGTTGAATAGTAACGCCACCTGATGGATCAAGAAACGCTAAGTTGTTTGCCTGATTGCTTTTATTTGTTGTATCGAATACTGACATTAAGTTTTCCTTTAAATGACGCAGCTTTCACACGCTTCGTCTTCTCCAATTATAATATGATCGTCGATGCTTATATTAACACTTTGTTCGAGTTTGTCAACATCGACTTCGCCCGCTCCATCATATGTGTTAAAATAATATAATTGCTTTCCGCCATATTTGTAAAACATCATCAAGTGTTGTAACATACTACTCATAGGAATTTTTTCATCTGAGAAGTGCTGTGGATTATAGCTAGTGTTAACCGATATGCCTTGGTCAATATATTTCTGCAAGACAGCCATAATCTTTAAATATCCTTCAGGTGATGTCTGATCCCATAGTAGTTCATATTTGTTTTTAAGATGATGAATACCTGGTACTACCTGCTTTAGAACACCATGCTTTGATTGTTTAACACTTACAAGACTACGTGGTGGCTCAATGCCGTTGGTTGCATTGCTGATTTGTGCGCTGGTTTCTGCAGGCATAAGAGCCATTAGTGTGCTGTTACGAATACCCGTTTCTTGCAACATGCCACGTAACCCGTCCCAATTCATACGCTCGATATGTGGCACTAATTCATCAACATCTTTCTTGTAAGTATCAATTGGTAGTATACCGTCACTGTATTTTGTTTGTTCATTCCACAAACATGCACCTTGCTCTTGCGCAATTTCTGCACTTGCTTTAATTAGATAGTAACTCCAAGCTTCTGCGTATTCGTCAATCATTTTTAAATTTGGATTACTATATGTCATACCATTTTTAGCCATCCAATATGCAAGATTAATAATACCAATACCTAGCGGGCGGCGTCCCATTGTGGCGTTGTATGCTGCTTTAACAGGATAATCTTGATAGCTTAGAAGTGCATCAAGTCCACGTACTGCTAAACGACACATTTTTTCAAAGTCACTAGGTTTCTTAACATTGCCCCAATTAATAGCACTTAGTGTGCAAAGTGCGATCTCTCCGTCCTCATCATTAAAATCATTGAGTGGTTTGGTTGGCAAATCAATTTCACAACATAGATTACTCTGACGCACGGGCGCCACATCTGGTTTAAATGAGCTGTGTGAGTTGGCATTATCAACATTCATTAGATAGATACGGCCTGTATCTTTGCGTTCGCCCATGAATTGACTAAACAAATCAAGTGCCTTGACAGTTTTTTTACGTAAACGTGTGTTGCGTTCTGCACGTTCATATAGTTCTTTAAACTTGTCTTGATCTGCAAAAAATGCTTCATATAGACCTGGAACATCGCTCGGTGAGAACAGTGTAATATCGCCACCTTGAATAAGACGTTCATACATTAACTTGTTAAACTGCACACCATAGTCCATGTGACGAACACGATTATCTTCGACGCCTTTGTTGTTTTTCAGTACAAGAAGGTCTTCAACTTCTAAATGCCAAATTGGATAGTAAAGTGTTGCGGCACCATTACGGACACCGCCTTGACTACAACTACGTGTTGCTGCTTGAAACATTTTATAAAAAGGAACAACGCCTGTGTGATACGCATCACCTTTACGGATTGGAGAGCCAAGTGCACGAATACTACCAGCGCCAATTCCAATACCTGCTTTTTGACTTACATACTTTACAATGCTGCTAGTAGTAGCGTTAATACTATCAAGACTATCGCCAGTTTCAATAAGAACGCAACTGCTAAACTGACGCTGAGGAGTACGAACCCCGGCCATAACAGGAGTAGGAAGACTAATGTCAAAATTGCTAACAGCATCATAGTATTCCTTCACCCAACGTAGTCGTGTTTCTTTTGGATAACTACCAAACAATGTTGCAGCAATCAACATATATGCAACTTGTGGTGTTTCTTTGATTTCATTTGTAACCCGATTTTGTACAAGATACTTACCACGCCATTGCTCCATTGCAGCATAGGTAAAGCTTTCATCACGTTCGTGCTTGATATAATCGTTCAGTTCTGCCCAGTCGTCTTCACTGTAAATTTTTAATAATTCAGGGTCATACCAACCGTCTTCAACATTACGTTTAATAATATCAATTAGCGGCCATGGTTCAAAACTATTGTACACTTGTTTACGTAGATGGTAAACAATAAGTCTACCAGCTACCCATTGATAGTTTGGCGAATCTTCACTGATTAACTCACTAGCACTTTTGATTAAGGTTTCTTGAATATCATTACTGGTAATACCATTGTAGAAGTGTAAATGACTTTTAATTTCAACTTGACTAGGACTTACTCCATTAATTCCATCACATGCATAAAAAACTACTCTATGCAACTTGTCTAAATTAATTGCTTCTTTATTGCCATTCCTTTTAATTACCTGAATGTTACTCATTTATGTTTCCTTAAAATAATATATATACTAGCCGTTAACATAGTTGCTACGGATTTTTTATTTTATAATGTTTTTAATTTCTTGACGGTAACTGATGCTACAGTCTTTTGCTGGTAATGTACTTATAATACCACGTTCAAAGTTAAGCAAGTGTTTATTGTTGATCAGTACACATAATCTTTGAAAACTTTCACCAAGGCATGTTACATAAAGTAGTTCATTGGGTATTTTTGTATTTGCATAATAGATAGTATAACTCATGCCCAATGCCAGACTGTTTTCACAAAAATCTCCTTGATGTAACATTTCCCATGGTGTTGGCCACTGGCTGCTGTCAACTGGGTCAATAGCCATATTAACAAGAGGGGCACTTTGCCACCAATTTATAACAACATTACATACTTCTATAATATTATTTGTGTCAAGACTTTCACGAAATTCTCGCCACATAGATAAACGTTTACTGGGCGATTCATACCACGCCCTGTGATTTAATTGCTGTTCCAAAGTTGATACGTATATTTAAATGTTGCAATTGCGTTGTCATTGTCAGTGTATTGTAATTTCATAGTATTTGCAACACTAATGTCTACGTTAAACACAATGTCAACAACAGAAGTTTGGGTGTAATTGTCATCAAACATAGTAGTACTTGCGCTGGTGTCAACCCCAAACCGCAGCTGGCCAGCACGAACACCATTTGTTGATTCCAATGTATAATCCATAATTACTACATTATAGACTGATGTGTCAACCGAAAATCCAGTGTCAGCTAAGTTGCCGTTTGCTGCTAAAGAAATACTATTTGGTACTGTTGCATAACGAACTAAATCAACTTCACTGTTAAACAATGCAGTAATAACAACACCAGAACCTGGAGGAGTGGCAAAAGTAAGTGTAGTGCCTACAATGCTATAATCACTAGTGTTAACTTGTGTACCATCTAAAAATATTCCCTTGACATTATTTGAAACTAATGTTGTAGGAACAACATATGAGAGTTTTACACCATTACCAGTACCTACATTGATTTGGCTGTTACCAATAAACAATCTTTGATTGTCCAAAGCGTAGCCAAATTCTCCTGCATCTAGTAATGGAAGGTCTGAAAAATTACCTTGTCTAACTTTAATTTTACTTATACGTGTATCTGCCATTATAATTTCCTCTATAACATATTTATGTTAAATCATAGTACTCTGCAACCCTCAGCGCCCATTTTTCTTCCCATTCTTTAAACTCTTTTGCTTCTACTTCAAACAGTTGCCACTCGCAATCTCGACTACACATAAAAATGGCAATGTTTTCGATTGTAGTGCCGTACAGTTCGTTATGTGCCATACCGTATGCTGCACCTTGCATAAAATAATCTTCAATCCATTCACGCTTTTTAGGCTTGTTCGTTTGCTTAAAATCCATAATTGTTGGCTTGCCTTTGTACACACCAACCAAGTCAGTCGTGCCTGCATACAAGCCCGGATAGCATAAGTTTACTTCGCTACCCCATACTTCATCCAAGTATGGTTCTACGTTTTGTTTTACAGTATCAGCCATCATGCGGCTTTGTATTGTACTTTCACCAATATACTCTTCGTTTTTGACCCACGCTTCTAACATGTTGTGCATCTGTGTGCCAACGTTTGCTGCTTCAGAAGTGATAATTTGAGCTTCAGCTTCTCCAACACGCTTTCGCCAATTGTCGAGTGCTTCACGTTTTTCTTTTGGTTTCGTTTTATCAAGAATAGTAGTAACACTGGGCACAGGTTCGCCATACGGATTTTCGTACAGCCTTTTGCCGTTTACACTTTTTCTTTTAAATTCTTGATAGGGATAAGGAGGGTTTATAGTTAGCATCTATATAATATAACACAATATTACATATATGTCAATAGTTGACTACCCATTTGAACGTTTTATTTGTTAAACTATTTGTTTGACGTTGAATATCATATCCAAGGTTAGTAAAGTAACTAACTATTTCATTCATCTCATCTGTGATGCACGGATCGGTCACAGATCCTTGCCAGACGTTAAAATAATTTACACTAGCAGGATTTGTTGCTGTTTTTGTTTCAGCAGTGATACCCAGTGCAGCATTTGCGGTTCCTGCACCAATTGTTACACTCCAACTTGATGCTGCTGGTGCAGTGTATGTTATTACAAGATAATTTGTTGCATTTTTACTTGCCACAACTCCACTAACACCAGCATCATTAATGTCTGCAATAATGCTGTTCAAGTTAGTCCCAGTTGTGCCCAATGTTATTGTTGATCCAGCAATGATAACTGTTTGACCAACACTAACTGTGGGATTTTGTATAGTACCAGTAATAGTTATAGTTGCAGTACTTTGTGTCATTGTAGTTCCAGTAATTGTAACCGAACATTCGCTATTGGCAGATGCCGTTATGATTTGTTTCATAATTGCATACTGTTCTTCAAATATCACAAGATCATTGCGCCTGTTCTGATTAGCCTGTTGTGCATTAATACCGAAACTCATAGTTTCCTATCCTTTTTGGTAAGTTGTTTTGATGCCATTTTGCTAACAGTGTCGTCATTCTCTTCATCTGCATCCGGGGGCAAGGCATTAGTAAGTATAATTTCTTTTTCATTAGCAGAGCCAACAGCATCAATAGTGTTTAACAACTCAATCAAACTACTCATGTCAATAAAATATCCACCTGCTTCTAGTTTAGCTAGAAGTGCACTAGTGTTTAATTTAGTGATGCCACGTGCTTTAGCTCTAACAACAAGTTCTTCGATACCGTTAAGAACATAACTTTGGCCTTCATGTAGTAGTTCGGCTGCTCTCATTATCTGAACTCAGCCATTAATTTTTTATATTGTTCTTTTGAAAGCTTTTGCTCTTTTACCATCTCTAGAACTTTCTTTTTAGCTGCCAAGATACGCTGCTCTTTAACAGCAATTCTTTCCATAGCATCAAGGCTTTCTGCTTTTAATTCACGGCCTGTTGTGTTGGGCTCTCCTGCCGCTGCTGAATCACCTTCAAAGTCATCACCCATCTCTGGCTCTGCGCTCATGTCCATACCCATTGGCGTTGGTGCAGGTGCGGCAGGTGCTTCACCACGTGCTGCTAGTGTTGCATTTTCTAATGATTCTTTTGCCATCTTTGCTTGGTCTAACAACCCTGCCAATGCTGCATCTGCTGCACTGTTGTATGCTTCTGCCTGCTCAAACCCAACTTGCTCTTTCATTGCATCAACAATTGGCATTAGTTTCTGCACTTGCATTTCTGCTAGGTTTTCAACCATTTTTTGTAGTTCATCAACTAACTCTTGTGCTGCTAACATAACTTCAGCCTGTTCTAGGTCTGTTGCTTCTTTAATTTGTTTTTTCATAGGTTTTCCATCTGTGCGGTTTGGTGCAACTTCTTTAATATATGTTCTTAGTGAATGTGAAATTAAGTTTAGTTTATTGTACTGTGGGTTTTCCCAATACACTAAATCACTTTCTTTAATTTGTGTTATTTTTGCATTAGTTGCACTTAGCATACGTTCTAATGCATTGGTGCTCATTTCGCTGACATTGATATTATGACCAAACGTGTTTGCTAGTACACGATTGATCTTGTCTACGCTATGAGCTGCTGAGTTTAAATCGTTTAAATACATTTTTTTATTCCCCGTTATATATTATATTTATAGTCTTTTCATTATTTTACGCTTGGCTTCTGCGATTCTAACTTTTGCAGCATCAGCTTTGGCAATAGAAATATCTTCATTGATGCCACGGCGTGCTCTAGTTTGATGAGTCCATACTTCGTATAATGCATTTGAGTAATCAATGTCGTATTTTTCTAAATCTTCTATACCATTTTTACCAGTCATATATTTTTTAACAATTCCCATTGCAGTTTCAAATAACGCTAGTTCTCGATGTATAATTTTGTTTGTGCTGTTTTCTACAATATTATAAAAACGTTTTTCTCTGCCAGCAAACTCATTCAAAATAATGTCAATACGATAATTTTGTACTGTGACACTTTTTTCGTCAATTTTACTTGTCATTGCTACTTGTAAATCAACATCATGTTCAGCAGCTTCTAATAAATCAGTTTGAGCAACTTCTACTTTTTTACTAAGTGATGTAGGACTAACTTGTTGCAGCCTGTGTAAGATGTCATACATTGAATTTTTCTCAGTGTTCATTATACTTTTCCATATTTGTTAATGTTAAGTTTATAGCCTGCGCCGCCGCCGTTTACAACCTTGTCTAACACCCCACGTGATACCAAGTTTTGTGCAATATACGATTCTCTTTCATTTAAATCTTTTTTCTCTAAAATAATATCTTCAGTAAAATACTGGTCCAAAAATTCACTTTCTCTTATATTAATCCATGTAGGAAAACCGCCTTTGGTTATCAATGCTCTCATTGTTGTTCTCCTTGCGCTGGACTACTTGGAGCCTGTGGTTGCAATAGTCTTGCCGGAATGCCTGTTGGCGCTACTCGCTTGCGCTTCTGACTTCTATATGAATGCTGTTGTGCGATATTTGCCTCTCTATTAGAGTCTTCTGCTCGAGAATTGGCACGAATATTTTGGTTGGTTTGAGTAGCCATAGCTGACCTTGCCATCGCTGTACCACGTGTCAACCCATATCCAGCTTCAATAATATCATTTACTTTCATATCACATTACCTTGTTTAAACGCTGCACTGCTTTACTTGCTGGATTAAACTTTTTAGTACGCTGTGCTCTTTTTTGCATACGTCCGCCTATACGTGCTTTTGTTTTTTTAAGTGTCATGCGCTTTTTAATATCAATTGGCTTGCTACATTGACTAGGGTTGCTCACGACTCTACCAGCTCGTTGTCCAACAGAACAACGAAATTTGCGAGAAATTTTATTTCCTTTACGAGCCCATACAAGTTGTGCTTCCACAACAGGCTTTTCTGATGTAAATTCATTCAAGTTCATAAAGTTATTTATCGGAAAAGTTTTATGTCATTAACAGCGTAACAATAACTGTTAATACACCGGCGATGATGGTACCACCTGTGCCCATCATAATTTTATTTGTGGTATTTTGGGCTTTTATCATATCTTCTCGTAAACGCCCAAATTCTCTTATGTTGTCTTCTCTCATTTGGACAACCGATTTTTCAATGCTATCTAGTCTAGTTTCTATGTTGTTTACCTTTGCTTCCAATACACGATACCTTTCGGCACACAGGTCAACGTGTGCTTCCAAATTTGTACGCTAATCTGCGTAGTTGCAATAGTAGTTACGGACATAGATTCACTCGTCTACGGCTTAAATGCTTACTAGCATCGTGTTGGTAGGAGCCTTGGTATGTTTGCCTTAAATGTGTGCCAGGAAACAGACGTTATATAAAATATTTTCTCTGTTACATAACTATTTATCTAAGATTCAATTTTATTAAAATATACGTTTACCAGTTCTACGTTTTTTGTTTCAAAGGTTGAAGTTAAAAAATTAACAGTTTCGTTTAAATATGGAGTAAATGCTACACCTTCAAAATCTGATTTTAAAAAATGTACTGGATCATTGTCTTGTTCATATATTTTACTATGCTCTACTTCAAAATAAAATTTCCATACTGTATGTAGTCCCTTAAACTGATTTCCAAAGTGGTATTCAACAAGATCTTGTGCTTCTAACTTTTTTACAGAGTATTCTAGGGGTTGACTGCGTAAACCAATCAATTGTATAAATGTATTTAAATTTTGTTGTTGGTTATACTCTTGTGTATTAGTGGATCTTGAATTAGTGTTTTTACTGTTTGTGATATCTACTAAAGTATAAGCAATGTATTTTTCAGTCAAACGTCACCTTTCAATAGGTTTTCCACGGACCAAGCTTCTACCAAATTCTCTGCCCATTGCAAATCCCGCAGCGCCACCAGCTGCTGCCATTGCAGCTCTTGCTGCTATTTTTTTAGCAACTGTTGCCTTTTCTGCATTGTCTGCACCAATTAAGATATAATTGTTTGCTTTTGAGTAACTTAGTAGCGGAGGATATAACTCACTTCTAATAGCATTTGTTCTGTAATATTGTAGTAAACGAGTGTTTACTAGTCTACGTTGACTGTGGCTCAACTTTGACCAATCAACTCCCAATCTACGCAAACTTTTATAATTTGTTTCTTGAATTTTAAGAGCACGCTCTAATTTCATAAACAGTCCACGTGCCTGAGGAGTTGGGTTTCCTTTTGCTACTTGACGCAAGTATGCTTTAAGTTCTTCTTCTGGAAGTTTTACTTGATTGTCGTTTGACAATTTGTGCAATGCCTGATATAAATCTGTTCCGCTTTGTTTATAATTTTTAAATTGATTGTTTTCAATAGTACGTTTAGCATAAGCCTGTGCTAGCGATTTTGTTTCTTCATCATTGTTTAAGATATGCATAGATAAAAGATTTAAAAATGCAAAGTCTGCTACATCACCCAAATCACTTGCTTCAAGTTGTTTACGAGTACGATACATTCGACTTTCAGTCAAGTCGCCCACAAAGCTAAATTTTGGAGATGCGTCAATGCTATGACCTCCTTCAATTGCTGCCCATTGTTTTGCTGTGTACTTTTGTTCCATATTGTTATTTACCTTATGCAAAGTTTGCTGCACTAAATTCTAAACGGTCTACAATCTTCATTGCTCCGCCGTCACTGCCCACAACAACAAATCCTTCTGGGTCTGTTACTTTGAATGATCCGTCTGGTTGTTCAATAAAGCTATCAATTGCTCTTATTTGACGCATCTTGCGTTGGAACATCATCTTAATATGATCAGCTAACAAGTATGCTTTGTAAATACCAGCAATATTTTGTACATTGGCATCCAACACTTCCATTACTTGTTGCAGTTGCGCTTGTTTATTTTCACGACCTTTGTCTGACTTTAATCCCTCGATTGCTTTTGCAAACTTTTGTTCAACTCTGATTATAAATTCTTTTGCGAATTTCATAGGATTTTGTTCAAGTGGTTGACCACTTCTGATCGGAGTATTGGCGTGTGCTTTTAATTCTGTTATAAGGTCTATCGGAAGTTGTTTGTTTAATACTTCAAATTGTTTAACGTTATTGCCTAGGTTTGATAAATTTTTAATTTCCTGACTAATTTGCGCAACTTCGTCTTCTGAGAATGAAACTTGTTTACTAACATTTTTAATTGTGGCATCAGTAAACCAAACATTTCTACTTGGCTTTAATTTGTCTGCAGTAAATCCAAAATTAGCACTCATTGTTGCAACACTGTCTCCAGTATATTCTGTGTGAAACACAATGCCCATTTGTGAACTTAATATTTGTCTACCAACATCACTTGACGCTGGCATTGTGTATGTAATTGTGTTGGGCTTAAATGCAACAGCCTGTTGGCCATCAATTTGGACCATTCTAAGATCAGGGCGTGTGTATAACATGTCACCCTGTAGTACACCAGTAATGCCTAGTTCCGGTAAGTATTGTAATGCATAGCGTAGTTTTTCACGCAATCCTTCTTTGCTAACGTTTTCTCCATTTTTGGTAACATCACCATGGTTTGTTTCAATGTCATCCATGCTTTTGTTTAGTTTTGCGTTTTTAGCAAAAACACCTTTGGTGCCCACAAAAAATTGTCCATCACTT